ATCAGGAATTAAATTAGAAAACTTACGATATCCTGAATAAGTTCCTGTATAAATACTTCCTGTATACAATCCGCCACTTGGCAATATGAAGAATTCATTGTTTCCAGTATTGTATCCATATATAAAATAAACCTCTGGAGAGTTTATTACTCCAGATGGAATTCTAACTTCTGTTATGTATTTTAATTTTTTATCTTCAGGATATAAACCAAGAGGCAAAGAATAATAATTATCAATAAACAAAGTATGATCTTGCCATTTAACGCCTGAAGTTCCAAATTTATCAAAAATAGGAGTTGTTCCAGAATAATAAACAGAAGCAAGATCATTTTTTACAATTCCAGTGCCAGTTCCAAATGCTATTGAACTTATTGATTCTGTTTTTGGATTGTTACATGTAAATACATAACTTGAATTATCTGGTTCTCCATCTTCATAAACATAAGCTTCAAAAGACAACGGATTATCAGATCTAATTGCATTCCATTTTGCTATAGCTTGTATATCTAAACTTTTGTCAAAAACATTTTGCGTACAATTTATATAACCAGTTATATTATCTATAGAATACGGAACTTGCTCTGTATTATAAAAAGAAGTTTTAATTCCCGAACTTAAAAAATAATCACCATTTCCTAAATAATCATTAGGAATAACAACTAAATTAAAAGGCAAAGCTATGTCGTATCCATTATCACTTAACGAAGGGCTTTGTATTTTAAAAGACTGTTTAGATCTAAAATCTTCATAATCGAATTTAACAGAATAATATCCGCTAATAAGACCGAAAAAAGTACCATCAACCGTATCAGGAACAACATCTTTATCAGAAACAGCGTAAACATCAATATTTTTTAAACGATCAAAACCAGAAGATAAAGGAGTAATAACTATTGGATTACTATTGCTTATTAAAATATCTTCAATTTTAGCTTTTGGATATCTTAAAAGCGCGTAATAAACATCTGTATTTCCAGCAACGTCAAACGTTTTAAAATCTAAAAAAAATGTTCTTGTATTATTTAACCCAGAAACTCCAGTAAAACTAATTATTGAATCGGCAAGATCCGAACTATTAAAATTGAAAGAAGTCTGGTTCGAATCTGAAATTAAATTATCAATTAATTGTCTATTAGCCCCAGTTGTATATAAATCCACAGTAATTCCCGAAAAAGACTGTGAATTTATCTCACCACCATTTGTTAATACGAGCGATTCTGGATCTTTTACTGATAATTTAAAATTTAAACTTGATTGATTAATCTCGCCCGAAACAAATTTAGACTCTACGTCTAAATTAAAAAGACTTGGATCGGTTGAAAAATCCAAAACTGAAAAAGCGTTTAAATTAGTAATTGATAAACTTTCTATTGAAAATTTACCAAAACTAGTAATAGTTGATCCAGTAATTATTGGCATATACTAATATTACACTTCAATTATTTTATTATTTTTATCAAAAAGATAAATTCTTATTCCAGAACTAGCCGTGACAATGTTTTTGTTAAATGCGAATTTGCCTAAAAAGATTCTTATATTTGATTGATCAGTGTCTTGAATTTTAAATTTCAAAGATTGATTTTTTAAAGTTATTTTAAATAACAACCCTCCTTTTTTATTCAATACTTCTTGAATGTATCCATAATATTTCTTTTCAGCTTCCACGGCGCTTGAAGCTTTACTATATATATAATTAAAAATATCAAATATTTTTAAACTTAAAACGTAATATTCTTTTTGCGACTTATAAATTAAAGATGTTTGGTTCTCATTAAAACTATAATCGATAGTTAAAGCGTTTACTTCGTTTATTGAATAAGGATCAACAGAATAATAATTAGCCAGCCCTGATAAATCTACTTCTTTTAATATATCCGAATCTGCATAAGAAATAGCGTTGTCTACAAAAACGTTATTTTTTTGATAACTATTTTTAGTTAAAGCTTCGTATTTAACTTTTTCATGTTTTATACAGAAAAGAGCGTATTCATTATTACTTGTTTCTGATATAGAAATTATTTTATATAAATTGGGACCACTATTACTTTTTGAATTTTCTATTATAAAAGGGGTCGAGGATATTATTTTAATAAAATTATAAAATTTATAAGTTTCATCGAAATAAATTCTATTTGTATTGTTTTCAATCCTATTTATTCTTAATTCTATTACATCTCCTGAATTTAAATTATCAATATCATCATCACTAACTGTTGCTTGCGCATTGAGAGAAGATATTGTTTTGCCTTCTATGTTGGCGATAAATTTAATTAACTCACCAGTAGAATTTAAATTTATTTTTCTATCTATAGTTATATATTTATCAGTATAATTAACGGAAGTAACCCTGCCTTGTAATATAGAATTACTCTTAAATTGATCTTCTATTTGAATAACGTCGCTAGGTTTTAAAATTAAACCTTGCAAATCTGTTACAAAAGATACAGTTTGATTTTCAAAGCGATTTGTAGCTAATAGCCATTGCCCAATTCTTCTTGCTTGATCTCTTGATGTTATTCCAAAACCTAAAATTTCTTTTGTTACTATTCCGTAAGAACTAACCAATAAAGAATCCTCTACTATTTCTACTTGCTGATCGTAATTTAAATATTTATCTCTATACATTACTTTAGCAACAGAATAATTTCCATCCATACTTCCGCTAGAATACGAAAAAGAACCGTCTTTTACATTGGAATTATTGAATAAATAAGAAACAGGTTTTTCAACATCGATGGTTGCTGTTATAAAATTATTTTTATAATAAGTTAAACCTCTAAACACAGAAGAAATATCATTTAATAATTTTAAAAATTCAGTTTCATTGTCTATTAACAAATTACAAGAAAATCTTTTTTCTAACGGATCTTTATAATTTAAAGTTCTTGGCAAACAAGACCCTCTAACAGTTCCATTTTCTAATATTCCTTCGAAAAAACAAGGTTTATTTAAAAAAGAACTTGGAAACAAAAGACCATCGTTAAATACAGAATCAGCATTATTAACCGCAGATAAAATATAATTTTTCGCTCCAGACTGCGTGTTGTTCATCGACTTAGATATTTTGACGGACACTTTATCTTGCGTAGCTGAAGAACTCTCCTGAACGCTTGATTGCGTAAAACTTTCTCGAAAACCCGCTGTAGCTCCATTTTCAAAAAATTTTCTTGGCCCAAAATCATTCATTAATTTTATTCTATAAGCGTCTCCCTCGTTTTCTGACACAACTGTTATTGTTTTTTTATCTGGATCTATAACGACCTCATCAACTGAAACAATTATTTTTTTATAATTATTATCGATAGGCCCATTTTCATCGTATAGATTATAAAGAAAAATAACAGAATTATGTTTACCACCATTAAGACTAGAATTTGTATTGTCAACTATAGATGGATATTTTTTCCTAAATTCCGTCAAAGTAGAAAGATCAGTGTCTGAAGACACTTTATTAACAATTATTGTATTTTGATCGTATATCGTAAAAGAATCTTCTGAGTAAGCTGCTGGAGTATTCACCAACAATAATTCGTCACAATATTTAGATATTTTATATAATTCCCATTTATTTAAATCGTTGCCTGAAATATGATTGCTTCCAATTCCATATCTTGGATTTGTACATATATCATAAAAAATCCAAGCAGGATTATCCGTCCATCTTAAAAAATTATCAAAATTTCCATCCCAATTTCCTTCGTATTCACCCACTTCTGAATCGTAATTTTTTGGCACTTTTATTTTTAAAAGTTTCAAATCAAAAGATCTTTCAGGAGTGTTATTAAAATGCGAAGAGCTTACGGATGCTCTAACAATAGAACTAAACGGATATGAAAACCATCCTTTATTTTTTACTCTTTCTATAATTGAGGAAACGCTAATTTCTTTAAAAATATTTGCAGTATCAGGTGGTATTTTTTCAGATAAAGCAAATAATTTTATGTAATAAGTATTTTTATTAACAGAGTCTAAATTTAAATTTATCGGAATATCAAAAATAAAATTACCCTTTGACACCCCAGTGATAGTTAAAATACCACCAAAAACATTTGAGCTATTATCTTCTTCCATTAAAAACCCAACAGCTACAGTTGCCCCAGCAGCGTTTCCCCCAGTGGATGAAAACAAAGAATCTATTTTTAAATGAATAGATAATTGATCGCAATATTTATTAACTATTTTATGAATAAATGTCTGACCATATATCGAAGCTTCTTGTAAAATATCTATTATATTTTTTGTCGTATCTACAGATAAACTCGCAGCACCATTTGAATAAGGGACACTTGCAAAAGTTATTACACCATTTATTTTACTACAAGTCATCATTCCCCCACGCCCTTTTAGACTAGTACCGAATGAATCTTCATAATTTTTATCATTAAGGTATATTCTTTTATTATAACGATGAACTGTTGATGCGTATTCTTGAGTGTAGTCACTAATCTCTTCGCCATAACGTATATCGAATCCTTGCGCAACAAAATTCAATTTATTTAATTTACCATCTATTAAAGGAACATTATTATAATATACACCTTTTCCTAAAATAATACTTTCAACAGAATTTGAACCTGAATCTGTTATGTATTTTAATAAATTACCTTCTTTATCTACAAGACCTTCAATCGGGCCTTCACATACAACATCTGTAGTTATTAATCTTTCATCAGATTCTAATTTATTATTCCCCCCGAGATAACTAAAAGCGTGTGTCGCAGATTTTCCTATACCAACAACAAAAAATTGTGATGTTGAAGCCATTTTAGTTAGTATTTGCTGTTAGCCCTTCAAGAGGATGAACCCTAGAGTTATAAGTTGGATCTGATTTTGGCGATATTAATAGATCATTTGAAATTACTAAACTTCCAACTTTCAACCTTCCATACCCTAATGGAACCGGAGCGTTTCTATTAAGCACGTTGCTTATCGATCCTAAAATAGTTGAATTTGTTTTTATATCTTTTGGCACTTTAGGACTCAAAACAATAGCTAAAACTATAGACAAAACAATCAAAAGTATACCAATCACAACAAGCGTCCAGCCTCCTTGAACAACAGGAATTATTTCAACTTTATTTCCGTTTTCTAAAATCTTGCTTTTTAATAGATGAGATGGTAAAATTTTACCATCAATATAAACAATGAAATGGGTAACAAATTTTTTAAAATCAGAAAAATATTTATTTATTTTTTGATTATTTGCTTCTACAGCTTCAAAAATTTCATAAACAGAATCGACATTAAGTTGCCAATTTTTACCTAATTTTTTTCCTAATATTCCGTGTAAGGTTATATTTATCATATCGATTTATAATAAAACTCATCATTATTTACACTGTAAACTAACATTTTTAAATAAAAATACTCTTGATTTTTTAAATCCCATTCTGAGAAACCAATTAAATCGCAATGAGCCGGATGACTATGAAATAAAATTACATCATCGTCAAAAATACACTCTTTAGGAGAAATTAAAAAATAATTAATCGGATCAGGATGCACGTTGTTGCACTCAATAAATTGATCGTAAATGTTATCTTTTTTAATTAAAAAACCACATATTTCCTTATTAGAATCTATGGATTTTTGTTTTAATAATTTTGATAATTCTTTTTTAAGATGGAAGTCTATAATCATAACCAACTGTACCTGGAAATCCGCCAAAAGGAATACCTTTTGATAGATCGTTGAATCTTAAAAGACAACCATTTAAATCTTTTGAACATTTATCTTCTTTCCAAACTACCGTATTATAAATAGGATGTTGACCTTTTACTGTATTTTCTACACAAACGAAAAATTTAGCAGGTATTTCTGAATTATTTAAAATTGATTTTTCGTTAAAATCGTAGTTTAAAGAAGGATCAATCTTGACAAAATCTCCTTTTACATAATCAACTGTATTATCATAATCCCCTTTATAAACTAATCTGTTTAATTCGTAATTTTGATAATTTACATTGGTTAAAGCTTGGCTTTTCAAAAAAAGTTTATTATTTTCATCTGCCATTGGAACACCTAAATTACCTTCTTGAGGATAATCATTAAAGAAATCAACGCTTTTTTTATAAGAGAAGTTTGTTATCTTATAACTTATTGGGGTTGAATATTTATAAGCTAAATACGCACTAACCTTTTGTACTTCTGCTTCAGTTAGGGATCGTTTATAAACGATCACTTCGTAAACGATTATTTCACTCTGTTGACCATTTAAAACATTAATGCCAAAAGTATTTATAAGCGCTGAAGATCTAATAGGTTTTTGAGTTATTTTATTTCCATCTCTATAAAAACTTGTTTGATAAGCTACTGTTTTTGGTATAACCGCTGCATAAACTCTATCTATATTAGTTACAGATTGATCGATATAACTCACGAACTCATCATAATAAAAAAAACTATCTTCATTGCGCTTTCTTTTCTTTTTATCCGACCAGTAACCTAATAAAAAATCCCCAGTACTATTAGTTAATCCTCTGTTTCTAATATTAAATTTACTTTCATTTTTCATTGAACTTACATAAAAAATAGTGCAATCGCTATTAAGGCCAGAACTAGTAAAATTTAAATCAAAAGACATTGTGTCATAAGTTCCTTCTTTATTATAACTAAATAAAATTCCTTTTTTACCCTCTGTATTTGTAAAAACTTTAGGACGGCCAGTCAAAGTCGCTGTAGTTATTAAAGTGGTATCAGTCCATCCAGTTAATTTAGGATATACAACGTTTGTGCCGTCCGACATTAGTAAATCAGATGTACCACTAATAGTTTGACTAACACCATCTTTAAACCAAGCTACAAGATCCGTACTATAGTTTGTAATTTGCGTTAAATCAGTTAAAGTGAATATTTGTACTGGTACAGAAGGGCCATCATAACCATTAATTTTTCCATAATTACATCCACATCCTCTATATTGCCACTGGCACGTATCATTAAAAATTTTTCTAGATGGAACCACTAAACCATCCATATCTAACACATTTGCCAAAAGAAAATCAACTTTGTCTTTTTGTTCTGCGTTTTTCTTTTGAATTATATAAGTGTCGCTAGATATAAAAGAAGAAAAAGAAGCTGAGCCTAGTGTATTTTTATCAATTCCTCCAAAATTTACATCGTCCAAATCTTTTGCTAAAATTTTCTTTCTAAAAAAACGACAACCTAACAAATCATTTCTATCTTTAATAAAATTACCTATAAAATTATTAACATTTGAAATGCTTAAAATAGGACGACTCTGTTTTCCTTCTGATGAGTATTCTAAACTAGACAATTCAGAAGGTATATAAATATAAACAACATCTTTAAAAATTAAATCTTTATTAAAGTTCTTAGAGCCATGAAAACGAAAGTAACCTTCAAAGTCATTAATTTTTATTTCATATAAATCGATAACCTCTGTATTTTTTAATAAAAATAGATCTGACATACTTATTATTAGTTTTAAAAATTATTTTCTAATTAGAGATCGCAAATTTATGTAAAAAACATTTTCAAAAAAGGATGAATCAAAGCAGGAGGAAAACTCGTTGATGTAATCGGCAAAGCGGAAGTAGAATTAGATAACTGAATATCAGTTGTGCTTTTTAAAATTATATTTCTATAATCATAAAGTAATGATTCTACAATATTTCTGCTTGTCTGTTTCATTGTTGAAACCGATGAATTTGATATTCCATGAATATAATCAAATAAAAATAATTTGGTATATTCATTATACGTAGCGCCGTTATTTTCGGAGGATATGTAATCATTTGATAATTTAATTTTAAAAGTTCCAGAAGATTCTATTGGAATGGTTTTCTTTAAAAGCGTTCTTCCATCATAAGTTAAGAAGCCATTTATAAATGTTTGAAGCCGTAAAATACTATAATTATCAGTCCCAATTGATAGAGAACCTTCTATATAAGAAAACATTTCTACAAAATTTAAAGAAAAATAACTTAAATTTATATTGTCAGCGACGTTCAAAGTAGTTTTTCTATTTAAAACGAAATTAGAATAAGGTATTCTGTTATTTAAATTTGAATAACACAATCGATTGTATTTTTGATTTTGTTCGTCTCTATTATTTTTTATAAATTGACCAAAATAATCTTGGTAACTTGTAGAAGCGTAAGCAGCTACGTCTTCATCTAAGGTGGAAGAAAAATTTTTATCATAAATGTTTGTAAAATTTTGATAACCCTGCGGTGCGTATTTAGCGCTATTTAATGTATTTCCAACAAAACTAGCCGTTGGACTTGTATAATATCTAGCTTGGTTGTTAATCCCCGTTCCTGTTCCTGGCACTTTAGTTTGTATTTGTCCAATATTATAATTTTTATAATTATTAGTATAATCTTTAGGATTAGTACTATCGCAAAACGTATGTAAAACATTTACTCTAGAAATACGATCATTATAATATTGACCAAGACCTTGCGCTCCAACGCCAAAAACAAAAATAGTATAAGATGGATTAGTTTTTATAGGTAAAGTTACGGTATTTGAAATACTATTGTCTAAAATGCTGGTTGTTCTATCTAATTGATAAAAATATTTACCGTAAGCTTTCACCACAGAAAGAGGATTTGAAGCGTTTGTTAAACTTATAGAGCTTACGTCTGTATTTCCGAACCAAGTCGGCAGTTTAGTTCCAATAAAATCTGCATCTTTTAAATGAGAAGTTCCAAATTTAAATAAAAGATCTTTATAGTTTGTAAAAGTTTTTTCTTTAAAGTTAAAAAATACATTAGGTAAATTTTTTGTATTTTGTGTTTTTAATAATACTCCACCAGTAGCTGGAACACCTTTTGGTGTAGCTGTCTTTTTTCCTACCCCACTTAATTTTGGGTTTGTTATCGTAATAAATTCATCTGAATTATTTTGATTATTTAATCCTAGATTTGATTGCAATGTGGTTGTTGGCGACGATTTTATTGTTATGCTCGTTGCTGCCACTATATCAGTCGTTGAAACATTTAATCCGTAAGATACTGCAACATCTTCATCTAAATTTTTAATATTATTTTCTGTCATATTTATGGATTTATTTGTGTTAAATCTGTATCTATTAAATATTCTATTATTGACCCAGGAATTACAACACTTCTATTGTCTTCATTTGTTGCGTCTGTAATCAACCACGCTTGGCCTCCACCTGGTCCACACATAAAAACGCTATCTGCGTCTTTATATATATAATAATTAATCTTTTTTTCTCCGTATTCAATATTATCTATATTAAAAATAGGTCCACCATTTTTTGGATTAATTGCAACTCCATTTACAATATTTCCACCAGCACCGCCAAAACCATACAAACCTATATTTTCAAATTCTAATTGTATTGTAAAAACATTATTAGCATTAACGCTAAAAATAATATCTTTATCAACTGGAGTTATAAAATTTATAGCACCTTTTTTTACGCTTAATGCTTTATATATTGCCAAATCATTTCTTAATGGAAAAAAATTAACAACAACACCTGAATATTTTGTAAAATCTACGCTGTTGTTATTTTTTTGGTACAAAAGATTAAATAAATCAAAATCCTCTTCGTAATCGGAAACTTTATTAATAGATAAAATTCTAGGTATAAATTTTAAATTACTTCCTGGCGAAGGAGTTAATCCGCTATAAGCGGTATCATCTAATATAGGATTGTAACTAGTAAATCCAGTAACAAATGTTCTTGAGCCTGAGCTGTCTACATTTAAACCAGAGATTCTTGCGTAATAATTTTGATTAATTTCTAAACCCTTTGGTCTAATAACATAATTTTCCCCTTTGAAAGAGTTGTAGTTTCCATATAAAGGCTCGTTCTCATTAATATTCTTTTTTATTTCGTACGTATCTATCGTAACAGGAGTAGTAAAAGAACTATCTGAAAAAGTTTCTATTCTAAAACCTGTCAAATAACTGTCCGAATCAAGAACGCTCCAGTTATATTCTATATTGACTTTTGAATCTGGCTTGTAATCTGTAACTGCATAAAATTTACCAATTCTTTTTGGTTCAGGTTGAATAAATACTCTTTGTCCAGAGACATCAATTAAAATATTTTCATCTACATCATTAAAAGACGAAATACTTTCAATTGTTATTCTTGCTGTTTCGTGACCAGTATGCTTGCCATTTGGAGGGGAAAGAGAATAATTCGAAAATGGTTTATGCAATATATAAAAAACACCAGAATCGTTTTGATTTATTATTTGAGTCAAATACTCATCGTCTGATACGTCATTATCTAAACTTTCAGATATAAAAATAGTTTTATTAGGAACTTCACCGCCATTTACATCAGACGTCGTTATACCTGTTAAAGTTGTATCTGATATTTTTATTCTATATTCGACAGGAGCATTACCGCTATTAACCAAAGCAACGCCAGTTGAAAAACCAAAACCAGTTGGCACTCTGTTTAAATAAAAACCTGTATAATAAATACTCATTTTATTAATATTATTTGCGTATTAAAAACAGTTTTTGGAATAACTGGATTTTCAAACTCAATAAATTTTACACTAATATCATTGTTGTTAATAAAATTATACGTATGATTCCATTCTGGACAATAAACAAATATTGTTTTATTATAAGGTTGCGGCAATGTATAAGAAAAGATTTTAAACCCAGCTTTATCATCTAAATATTTTAATATTGCCCTGGCTTCTTGGTTTGTTCTTTTATTAAAAGAAACAGAGAATTCTAAACTATTATAATTTATTCCGTCTTTTGAATACTCAATTGTAGAATTCTTCATATCAGTCGAAAACAATCTAACGTTTTCATTTATGTCGTATTCTAAATCGCCTTTAAAATAAAAATTTTTAGTAAAAAGTGAATTCACACCCGTTGGGCTTTCACCTGGGCCTATTAATATTTTATCAAAAGGACCGCTAGTAGGCCCAGTAACAGGTCCAGTTGCATTAGTAGAGTTTCTATTTAATCCTGTATAAAAATAATATCCTCTATCAATAAAAGAAGTAGAAGGATAATAAAAAACATCGTGAGTAGTTAACGAATCAACTGTTTCTGCATATGTTTTAATTTTAACTTCATCTAAAACAACATGCATTCCTTTATAATCAAGAGAGCTATCGTATAAAGATTCCGCCTCTATTGTTATTTTATTTATGTT